TTATTCCATTTCTACCCGCCGCACGGCGTCGGCGGTGGATTCTGCGGTCAACGGCTTCTTAAATGCTTCGTTAAATTCAGCCACAGCCGCCTCAATCAGAATCTGCATTTCTTCGGCGTCAAAATCAATACCCTTCTTCTTCAGAAGCGCTTCGGCGGTTTCCAGTGCCTTGGCCAGCTTGTCCGCGCCGTGGAGGGTATTCCACACCTGCTCCACAAACTGCACCGCCACGCGGGCGATCGCGCGTTTAGTGTCGTCGTTGATGTACTTCACGGCCAGCTGCTTGATGGCATAGCCCAGGCAGCCGAAGATCGCGCATAGAATGGCCGCAATGATCTGTGTGCCGTAGTGATAAATGAAATATTCAAACATTGTATGTTCCTCCTTGAATTACTCAGCTAATAGAAATGGCCTTATTTTCCCACTTTTTGTAGGCGTCGAAATAGAGTTCCTTCTTGTCCCCGTTGAAGGTAAGTTCGTAGTACATACCGTCAAAGAGGGTGGTGCTCGCAAGCGCCTTGCTATTCTGCAAGGTCTTGCACATCCAGGCGATAAAAACATCGTCTTCGGTGATCTTCTTGCCGTCGCTCCTGTCCAAATGCTCATTGGAGTATTCAGCGACGGCCTTTTTGCACAGGTTTACAAAATCTTTTTCATTCATGGTATACCCCCAAGATACAAAATATATCGCTCAACCCAGCCCGATTTGAGCCAGGAAAAAGCCTGCAACTGCGGCCACGACCGCCCAAATCAGCTTTTCCACAAGATTGTCCCAGCGCTTTCCGGGTTTTCCTTCCAGCGCCGTGACCTTGCCGTCCAGCCTGTCCACGGTATCCGCGACCTGTTCCTGCTTGTTTGCCATGACCTCCATGGAGGTCGCAAGCCGGTTTATCGCTGCTGCGGACGCCTCCACTTTATCAAGTCTATGACTATTGGATTTTGACCGTTCCTCCACGGCGGTCAGTCTCTGCTCATGTTCCAAGTCCATAGGCATACTCCTTTCTCAGCCGTTCCACCGGGCATATCCGGGGCGGGTGTCCACGTGAATCCCCCAAGCGTAAAGCCCGATACCACCGGTGCGTCCCATGACATCTTCTGCCACGGCTTTCATCTGCGCCGGACTTGCTGCGCTGTGCAGATCCGCCGCAAGCCCGTACAAATGCTGAGAATTGGCCACACCGCCGACCTCCGCATTGTGCGCCGCGCACCGCACGCCGGAACCGCCGCCGTCCACAATGGAAATCGGGATACCCAGCCTGTAGCGGATTTCGTCCACGGTACGCGCAATGGATTCCTGCGGCTCCACCGGGAATCCGCCGCAGCGGCCGCAGGGGCAGCGAAATTCGGCACGCTTGAAATACCGGATATCCTTCCACCAGTCTGCGCCGCCCTCCGTCCCCGGGGGGTCTTGGGGCTGTTGGGGCAGCTCTCCGGAAGCAACGACCTCCCGGATACGTGCCTCCGTCCCGATGCCGAATATCCCATCCACCGTAAGCCCGTAATTACGCTGGAATGCCTCGGTGGCGCAGCGGGAGTTATCGCCCCAAATTCCGTCGATTTCCCCCGCATAGTACCCAAGGTACAGCAGCAAGCATTGCTTTTGCTTGGTCGTCATCCGATTACCACCCCATACTTCGCCAGAATGGCGATAATGTCCTCGGAAAGGATTTTCTTAAGCTGGCCGGGAGGCAGCTTGGCGATACTCGCGGCGATGGCACGCATATCCTGCTCCCCGTCCTCGGCGGCGCGGATTTCCACCAGCCGCTTTTTGGCTCCGTTACTCCACTTCATCCGGCTTCACCTCCAGGATTGTCAGGGCGTTCTGCATGTCCGCGCCCTCGGCCTTCATTTCCGCGATTTTCGCAAGGATTCTCTGCTTCCGTTCTTCGATGGTCATGCGTTCACCCCCAGAGCAACTTCGATTTCGGATAATGCGGCTTCGTACTCGGCGTTCTTTTTCAACGCCTCTTCCAGCGGGGTGAGGATTTCCACCCCGCCCCGATAGAATTTACCATTGCTGTAGGTATCGCCGATTCCTACCGGGCGGTCTGCGGGGTTGATGAGGATATCGGTTTCAGGCTCGGAATCGGAACACCACAGCATATTAGCCACAGTGCCGTTTTCTATGAGTGCCATTGATTTTGCCATTATGCAGCCCTCCTTGCATTGCGGGCGATTACGATACCGGAGCTACCAGCACTACCCTTTGTGTTAAAACCACCACCGCCACCACCATTTCCGCTATTGGGAACCTGATTTGCCGGGGCTTTACTATAACCACTTGCACCATCTCCACCTGTGGCATATAGTTTTCCAGCAGATTCACCAAATTCTCGTGTAGTAGTGCCTTGGCCAGTGCCACCAGGTCCTCCGCCATCGCTCCCATCTACACCACCAGTACCGCCTTTACCTCCGCCGCCAAACCCGGCTTTTCCGCCACCCGATCCGCCATTACCACCACTGTCACTCGTGCCATTGTTTCCATGAAGCGCAGTTTTACCAAAAGCTTGTGCATCTCCACCAGCGGAGGGAACGGATATGCTATAATCTACACCAGCTTTAATAATAACCGATTCAGTTGTAGTAAATCCACTTCCGCCACCTGCACCTGACCAATATCCACCTGTATCTGAGTTGTTTTGACCTTTACCGCCATCTCCCCCTCCACCAACGAGGAAGACGTCTAATTGGCCATTCCAACCATTTAACTTGGTAAACGTCAATGTGCCAGAGGTTAAAAATCTAATCTTCCAGTTGTTCTTCCAACTTGCGAAATCAGAAATAGGATTATCACTGTCATCGACAACCTCATAATCTCCGGTGTAGGTAAAATCCGGGGTAGTTCGGTATATGATTGTAACGTACTCCACAGTCAGGCGAGTAATGGCAACGTCCTGAGTTGCGCTGTCTCCGCCCTTCGTGGATGTAATCGTCCACGTGCCCAGGTCAAGCCCGCCGAATGTCCAGACACCATTTTTCTCAGTGGCCGTCTTCGTGGTAGACCCCATCTTGCAGGTTACAGTGGAGCCTGTGGGGGCGGTCACGATTATTGTCGATTTGTTGGGGCTACCGCCGCTGACACCAAATCCCTCTAAGTATGCGAATACGTCAGCCATTATCGCTTCACCTCCACCTGAACCGGAATGTTCGTTTGCGGCTTGTCCTCAAGGCAAACAAACGTGATGGTTCCGGACCCCGGCTTCGCATAGCTCACGGCCGCGCAAGCCTCCCGCAGGGCAATATCCGCATCCGCCACCCCGGAATATACCGGCGTGATATATGGCGATTTTCCGGCTGTTACTCCCGCCACGGCAACGGTTTGAGTATAGGGGGCGTTGGCCGACCAGCCGGCGGCGGTAAGCGTGGCCTGAACGATTTGCGTCAGCTCCGCGCCTATGATCGCATGGCCGCCCATGTTCAGATCACCGGTCATGGTATCACCGGATTTTTTAACGGCGTTGTTTATCTGGGCAATAAGTGTCCCAACTGTGTCGCTGTCTACCAGAGTATTCAGCTGCTGCAAAAGGGCCAGAATTTCGGCGCGGCTTTCGTCGCTGGTATCGCGTACAGCTTCCACCAAGTCGGTCATGGTGGTCATGTTGGTGTCTTCCTGCTCCGCCACCCACGCGGCGAACTCCGCCTCTTCGTCTTCCCGGAATTTCGACAGGTCGGCAGAAATCTGCCGGTAAAAACTTGTCATGTCCAGATGTTCCACCGGAAAAACGGGCACGCCGCAAACGGATGAATCCAGCCGGGTGTCCGTTATTTGGTCCTGCGTAATCTTCGTGCAGCCAGCGGGGACGTAAATATCGCAAATCTTCAGATCAAAGGTTTCGGCGTTTCGTGTGCAGGCGGGCGGCTGCGGGGTGGTAGCATAGGCACCCTGCACGATAACGGCGTATACTTCGTTTATGGAAAGGTTCAGCCGCAGCATAAGGCTGTCGTACCGGTTCAGGCTGCCGTCAGCGGTCGCAATATCCAGCACGAACGGAGTAGAATTCACATAAACAACACCATTGATCCATGCATGGCCTGTCCCGTGGGTTATTGTCATGTTTTCGTTGGTGGCCGTCGGTGTCAGCTCATTGGTATAAACGCCGTTGCCAACAAGCAGCGCAATCGTTTTGTAAAGTTCAGACGCGGTATAACCCCGGCCATCCAAGAACATACCGTTTTCGCTGCTCTTTTCCATTTCCTTGTTCATGCTATGTTATCCTCCAAATTGTAGGTTTCCGGGGCAGGGGTTCCCAGAGTAGGAACCACGGTCATGGTATCATTTTCATAAATTTCTTCCACTTCCGTGACGCGCTGATCCATGGACACGCCCCACTCCGTTTGTCTGCCGGTCACAATGTCCCCCAAGTTCCAGTCTTCTGTATAGCGGAACTGGCTGCTTGACTTTATGCCCGCCTCAAAGCTTTGGATTCTGTTATGTTCATCCAGCTTGTCATATCCCCGCTGCGTAAGTATGGCCTTGTATTCGTCCTCTGTCTGTTCCCCTTGGGACAGATCGCGGGCATCCACCAGCAGCTCCCGGCGGTCTTCGCCGTTCGTCCGGTCAACCTCTACGATGGTTCTGTCCAGTCCCTCACCGGCGCCGCAGACAATCGCATAATTCTTGTAATTGGCTTCGTTCTCCTGATATTTGGGATCGTCAATGTTGAAATAGGCATTGGAGAAGGTAACACGGGCGTTTTCTTCCTGTCCTTCTGTCCGGTCTACACCCTCGTAGACCTCGAAGAACAGCGCCTGCACGGCCGGATCGGCGTAGACCCGGAACCCCAGGCCACCCGCTTTGGCCATGGCAGCAAGAACGGTAAAAAGGTTTTTCAGACTTACTTGACACTGAATCGTCTGGGTAAAGCCCCCGGCTGCGGCGAGTTTTACCGGCAAAGCGCGTGTTACGCGGCCGTATTGCTCCTTTACCAACGTCCGCATGGCTTCCTCAATCGGACAGTCAAAATTATAGATGTTGCGGATTCCGGCATCCTCCATAATGCAGGTCAGAAAACGCCCGGTTATGATAAGATTTCCGCTTTCAATGTCGATCCCTTCCACCTTAACGGTTTCTTTTGGCCTGTCCGGTCTTAAAATCAGTTGTCCGCACTTGACTTTTGCGAACAGGCTGGGGCTGGTATGCAGCTCAAATTCTCCAATTTTATCGTACATAGGCCGCCACCGCAGGCTCTTGTATTCGCCCAGATCGAAGCAATGAACCAATTCATTGGAGAAAAACGACAGAATGGGAGTTTCCACGGTTATGCACCTCCATAGCTTTGCCGGTGCCAAATCTGCACCTGCAGGGACTGTTCTCCGGACGCGGCGCCATATCGGAACAGGTTCTCGCCCGGGTGCAATTTCAGCCATGCGACAGGCCACACCGCTTTGTTTGTGATCTCTGTTTGCACACCTCGGCTTGCAAGCATAATGTGCATATTGGACAGGGAAGTGGTAACGGTAACGACTTCGCCGTTGTGGAGAACAAACGGCTTGGCAGTTGTCCCGATTTGCAATGTTTCCTGCCGCTTTACGTCGGTCAGAAACGGGTTTGTTACCTCGCCGGTAGCGGCAAAAACAATGCGCAGCGCCTGAGCTGTGGAGCTGGGATTCTCAATCGTGGCCAGTAAATTGGCCACATGTTCCGAAATGGCAAACGGACTGTGAAATACCAGCGGGAAACGCAGCATAGAACGCCAAGACGCCATAGTGGACAGTTCCTCTTCCGGGTCGTAGAATTTGGGATCTGAACACAACAGTTTGACGGTCAGCTCTCGAATAATGCCGGTATATGGCAGCTCCCAGCCCTCCGGGCGGTAGATGGCCACACGGCGGGAACCGTCGTCCCGCCACACTTCCAGCGTGCCGTCTACGCCCTCCTGAAAAACGGCATCCAGCTGATCGCGGATCACGTCATAGTCAGAAAAGACATAGGCGCGGATAACAGGGTGCCGCGCGTTCTGGCTTTCGCCTTCGACAGACTCGCCATCCACACCGGTGTTTTTGCTGGTCGAAATCGTGAAATTGGCCGCGCCTATGTCGTCCACACCTTCAAGAAAAACCGTGTCGCCGTACTCAAATACCATCGTCCGGCCGGTTGCGCTGTTTTTGCAAACTACTTTTTCCATAGGCTTCCTACGCTCTCTTTACGTTTTTAAGCAGCTGTCTGGTTTCGTCTCTGGTCTTCCGGGCACACTCGGCAGGGCTTAGGTCCTTGGGGCTGTAATACGAATTATATTGGTTAAATTCTGTTGGGCCGGCATTTCTGTCCACCAACTCGGTGATAATGTTTCTCAGCTCACTGTAAAAGCTGTACAGAGGAAGTACAGCTTCCGGGCCTGCTTCACCGGCACCGATGTACTTGTCACCCAAGGAACCGATAATGCGGGCACCTTGCAGAATGCCGCCGTATTTGTACCATGAAATGCCGAAGGTCGGAACCCGTGGTGGATTAAAGCCCCATTTTCCCGTAATGGAAATGTGCGGCAATTTCAATTTCGGCAGGCTCCATTCAAACTTGAAACAGTTCTTGATATTCTCAATTCCCTGCGCAACAGCAGAACGGGCGGCCTCGATCTTTTCCGAAAATGCGCTCTTGATATTATCCAAGGTGTCGGTAACGGCTGTCTTGGCGGCATTCATTTTTGACTGGAAGCGTTCGGCAATGCTGGACAGTTTCCCGTCGGTCAGAGTATCAACAAAGTCCAGACCGAAGCTGTTTGCTTCCTGAATGCCGGTCATGGTAGCCGCTACTATGCCCTTAAGCCCTCCTCCGTTTTCCTCATAGGCGGAACGAACGGCGTCAAGCTTTTCCTGCGCTGTGGTTTTCAACGCTTCCATGCCAAGGGCGGTGGTGTTCTTGACGGTATCCATAGCCGAAGTCCAGATCTGTCCCACACGGCTGTTTCTGAACTTTTCCCCTATGGCCGACAGCTTGCCGCCAGTCAGGTTGTCGATAAAGTCTAAGCCAAAGGTGCTTGCTTCCTGAATGCCGGTCATGGTGGCCGCTACCACGCCCTTGATACCTCCGCCGTTTTCTTCATAGGCGGTGCGTACAGCACTGAGCTTTTCCTGTGCTGTGGTTTTCAGCGCATCCATTCCAATGGTAGTGGCATTCTTGACGGTATCCATAGCCGAAGTCCAAATCTGGCCTACGCGGCTGTTTCTGAACTTTTCCCCTATGGCCGACAGCTTGCCGCCGGTCAGATTGTCAATAAAGTCCAGACCGAAGGTGCTTGCTTCCCGAATGCCGGTCATGGTGGCTGCTACTATGCCCTTAAGCCCTCCGCCGTTTTCCTCATAGGCGGAACGAACGGCATCAAGCTTCGTCTGTGCTGTGGTTGTCAGTGCATCCATGCCAATGGCAGTGGCATTCTTGACGGTATCCATAGCAGAAGTCCAGATCTGGCCTACACGGCTATTCTTGAATTTCTCCGCTATAGCCGACAGTTTGCCGCCGGTCAGCTTATCAATGAATGTCAGGCCGAATGTGTATGCTCCCTTTACCGCTTCCATGGCTGCCGCTGCTGCGCCCTTGATTCCGCCGCCGTTTTCCTCATAGGCGGTACGTACAGCGCTGAGCTTTTCCTGCGCTGTGGATTTCAGCGCGTCCATGCTTGCGTTCCATGCGGTTTTGATACCGGAAGCAATGGCGTTAACGCCGTTGCGGAATCCTTCGCAATGGTTATACAGCAAGACAAATCCAGCAACCAGAGCAGCAATTCCCGCCACGATCCAAGTTATTGGGCTGGTCAGCACCGTAATGGCTACACCTGCGATTTTGGCACCGGCACCTGCCAGCTGGAAGGCTGACGCGCCCGCTTTCATCGCCGCCGAAGCTCCTTGGAATGTGGTCGCAATTTTCCCGCCTGTGGTAATCAGATTACCAACAATGCTGATACCTTTACCGGCCACGGACAGCACTGGGCCGGCTGCTGCCACAACTGCGGCGAAGGTTATAACGGCCTTTTTCTGGCCTTCGTCCATGTTTTTCAGCTTATCCGTCGCTTTTTCGATAACCCCGGCAAACTGTTCAACGTATGGTGCCAGCATACCGCTGGCAACCTGACCGAAGTCCAGAGCGGCATTTTTTACCAGATTGAACGCGACCTGAGCTTTGCGGTTTTTGGTTTCCAGTTTCTCCAGAGCCGATTCTGTACCGCCTGCCCCAGCCTGAATACCGGCCAGCATTTCATTAAACTGGCTCGTAGACCCGCCTGCTTCTACAAGACCGTTTTCCACGTCGGAAACACTGTTGCCCAACAGAATCAAGCCCGCTTTTGCCGCCTCCGCAGAGCCGAACATATCCGTAAATTTCAGCCCTTGGTCATCTGCCGCGGCGCTGACAATTCCCAGCACATCGCCCAAGGTGTAGCCCTCCGCCATCAGGTCAGAGAAACCTTTCCCTGTTTCACCTTGCAAGGTTTTGGCAACTGTGCTGCCGGACTTGTTCAGCTCGTTCAGCATGCTGTTCATGTAAGTTGTGCTTTCGGCGGTAGCTACGCCGTTGGCAGTCATGAGCGCATAGCCGGCACACAGCTGGTCAAGGGATACATTCGCGGCGTTGGCGGTGGGGATGATTTTACCCATGCTGCTGGAAAGCTCTGCAACCGTCGTTTTACCAAGGTTCTGGGTTGCTATCAGGTTGTCGGAAACGTTGGTTACTTCGTTCGCTTCCAGCTTGTAAGCGTTCATGATTGTGGTCAGCAGGTCCAGAGAGTTGCCACTGTCCGCAAAACCAGCGCGGGCCAAATCAGTGGCGTGCCGTACAAAATTCACGGCGTCACCGGTCTTCTGGCCGGCACTGATCGCATTATATACGTTCTCCGCGATTTCCCCGGCCGCTATGCCGCTTTCGTCGCTCAGCTCTAGGATAGCCGCCTGCAGGTCTTCCAGAGGAACTTCCGTAGTGTTCGCAATGGTCGATACTTTGGCCATGCTGTCTTCAAAGTCCCATGCCATTTTTACGGTAGCAACTCCCGCCGCCGCAGTGGCCGCAGAGATGGGCATAAGCTTATTGCCGATACCTTCTACCGTGCTGCCAAACTCGGAAACTTTTTTTCCTGCCTGCTGCATGATTTGCCCGGCGGCTCCGCCGAACTCAACCAGCTGATCCTGCAGCCGCTCCACATTCGCGCGGGCGGCTTCCAGCTGCCGTTGGAATTCAAGGTATGCGCCCCGGTCGATATCGCCGGAAGCATACATTTTTTCTACGTCGGCCTGTGCCGCTTCCAGAGTTTTCAGCTCTTCACGGGCTGCACGTACAGAATCAGTAAGAACTTTCTGCTTTTCTGTCAGCAGGGACGCGCTGGAAGGGTTGAAATTCAGCGCCTTGTTTACGCTTTTCAGCTCTCGATTTAGGCCAATGCTCTGCTTTTTTACGGTGTCCAGTGCCTTGCCCAGACCCGTTGTATCGCCGTTAATGGTAACGGTAATTCCTCTTATTTTCTGATCCACGGGTTACCCTCCTTTCAGCCATATTTTTGGTGCAGTTTTTCCGCGTCCGGCGTTGTCTGCTGAATCCGCCACGCATCATGCAGCCATTTCCTGCCTTCTTCCGTCTGGGCATTCGTTGTCACAATGGCGTCGTGCAGTAATGCCCAGTAGGTGAATATGTCCAGTTGGTAGACATCAAACAAAGAAATGCCCGCATAATCAGCAACAATTTTTTGTCGCTGCGTGGTGATCCCGAACGGAACCCCCGCGCCATCCTTGACCGGATAGCTGGGGGTTATCAGTTTGGGTTACTGGCTTTTGTGTTGTTCATCCAGCCCAGAAAATCTTCTATCAGCGCGGACAGCTGGTCGATATTCGCCCATCCCATCAACTTCTTGCTGGTGATCCTGACGCCCTCTTCATTATCCGAAAGCAGGGCGGCCGTCACGCCGGCCATATCTTTGGGGGTGGATTCCTTGTCGGTAAATACCTTGTTGAAAATTTCCACGGCTTCCAGCTTCGGCGGGTGGACGTGCAGGATCGTGCCGTCTTCGGGGTTTTCAAATTCATAGTGCCGAACCCGGACTGCAGACAACTGAAACATAGTTAGCCTCCATCTGCTTCCGACTGGGTGGCTACCAGCTCGTCATCCAGAATGACCAGCGTACCGTCCTTGTCCAGAGTGTCGGCGGTAATCTCGGAATCAACGGTGGTCTCGTTTTCGGGCTGGAAAGCCATGGAAATGGCACCCGTATTCTTACCGGTAACGGTAATCCGCAGCTTCCGGCCATCGTCGCGGGTATGGACGAACCGCCACAGATAACGCTTTTTGTTCAGATTGGACAGTCCACCCAGCTGGAACAAACGATGGCCTTTCTTAGTGGTCTCGTCAATGCGGGCAGTCTGGATCAGCGCCTGAATGTACTGCGGCACCCAAGTGATAAGGCCGGTCTTAAACGTGACCGTCTCCTTGGTGATGATGGTCTTCTTTACACGGCCTTTGTCGTCCTGAACCGTCTGACTGTCTGCGGAGTATTCCAGAGTTGCGCCACTCTTGATATTCCCCGCGCGGTTGCTGTCGGCCTCGATTGTGACATCTTCCGGAATTGCCCCGGAAAACTCGACAATATACAGGTCGCCGCTGCCCAGAATGATCTCGTCGCTGTTGTCGATGGTGTTGGTATTGGTGTTGCTCATTTTTAGGCTCCCTTCGTTGTAAACGTAAAATGTACGGAATACGGCTCACCGTCCGGGAACCTCTCAATTTCGATGGTTCCCAGACCGGCAAGCGCTTTTCTTATTTTGCACTCAAGTGCAACGTCCTTGTTTGCAGTAAATAGGGCAATGGTCCACATGATCGTTTTCACGCACACACGCCCCAAATCGTCCCATGTGTCCTTCTCTATGGTTCTGATGACCATATACGGAAGCGGAACAGTGACGCCGTTGACCGGCACCGCTGCTTCATCTTCCCGCCGAATGCCTGTGCTGTCCAGTCTGGTTAGAACCTTCTCGCGGCTTGTCATTTCGCCTTGCACGCCTCCTCACACCTATGCTCGAATTCAGCCTGCCACTTATCCGCAGCCGGCTGAATATGCTTTTTCGGCTGCACAATGCCCTTGTGCCCTCGCTTTTTGTGCGGGTATTCAAGCAGGTGGGTAAGCTGGTAGTTTGTCGCGTTTTTGGCTGTGGCTGTTGTGCTGCCCCGCCCGTTGCGCTTGATTTCGCAGCGCCACCCTTTTTTATAAGCCCCGGTCCTTTTCGGGCTTGCCTGCCTGATATCCTTTGTCATGGACTTCCCGCAATCTTCCACGGCGGCGGACACTTTGTCCATTACATCGCCTGTGTACTCTTTCAACACGGCAGTTATCTCAGCCGTGAGGTCAAAATCTGCCACCGGTTCCCGCCTCACTTTCGTCAAACGCAATCAGAACCGTGGGATTTTCCAGAGTTAGATCGGTACATTTGGGCAATGTGTCATTGATCTTCTGAGCCTGCAATACTTTGTATTGCTGATCCCCGATGGTCACGAAAACGCCGGGTTTCACAAAGTCCATTTGCGGAATCCGAATAAGCATTTGAATGGTGTGTCCGGCTTGCTCAGCGTCAAAATTGCGGCGTTCGCCGACCGTGCGCTCCCTGTAGCGTACACCGGACAGCCGCAGAACAGGCCGTTTTCCGCCGTCCAGCTGCCACAGTTTGCAAACGCCGTCCGGGAAGGATTCAAACTGTACTTTCTTCTTTGCCACAGCCGAATCCCTCCGCAAGACGCAGGTTTACAATTTCCGCGCGGTAGTCCTCTTCAAACTCCGCCCGGCGATTGTTTGCCAGATACCACACGCATTCTATCAGCAAGCCGCGATATTCCGGACCGGTCAGGTCAAGATCAGGGCTGCCCGCCCTGGCCCGGAGAAGCGCTTCCGCTTCCTCAATGGCAGCGTTCACATTGGCGCTTTGGGCTTTGTCCGGCTCCCATGTATAGTTCATACGGTTGAGCGCAAGCTTGTAAACCTGCTCCTTTGTCAATGCTGCCATGAGTTAGCCTCCTTAGCCCGTCTGGGCCTTGGTGTTCACAGTGTTAGTAACGGTGGTGGACACAGTACCCGCAACCTCCACAATGGTGCTGACGATGCTTTCCAGTTCGGAAACGTCCAGCAGCAAAAAGGCGTACTTGTCCATGGGGCAGCCATTGCCCTGGAGCTTGGCCTTGTATGCACGCTGATCTTCCAGGAACTTGACGGAATCGTCGGGAATGATGGTACCCTGCTTACCGGAAGGACCTACGCCGATGAAGTAGTACGGGGCAATGCCGATGACGGCCTCGCCTTGCTCAAGGGCGGAACTCTGGAAGATTTCGGCGGGGATGGGCAGCACATTGGTCACGTACTGGCCGCCCACCAGCAGCGTGGTAGCCGCGAAAACCTTTTCCCAGTAGTCGAATGGGTTGAACACGACGATAACGTCGCGGGGATCGACGACGCGGGCAGTCTTGCCGGTGCTGTCGTTGGGATCGCGGGCAAGCTTTTTCAGCAGCGCGCCCATGGTTGCCGGGTCAAGCTTCTTAACCTTGACGGGGGTCTGCTTGGCGTAGCCGGTGGTGGGGCTGACGTCGGCCGCCATGTCCCGGATCATGCCGATAGGCTCGTCTTTGCCAGTGCCGGCCAC